GCAAAAGATCAGACCACGTGGTCAATACTGACTACACCCGGTTTGACGCGACAGTGACACCTGTGGCTCGCCTCTTCGAATGGAAGATGCTCATTCACGCATTCGGACCAGAGTACCTCACCACTTTGGAGAAACTCCATAAGACACAGTACAACCGGAAGGTCCGTTGCTCTAAAGGTACCAAGTATGACTCCGACTTTGCGCGCATTTCCGGTGAGATGGGGACCGCAATATGGAACCTATTCCTCAATGCCTTTGTGGCGTACATGGCGTGGCGTATGACCGTCGTTAGCCAACACGGGCCCCACCGTACGTATGTCCAGGCTGATGAGGCTTGGGAGAACCTCACCGAGAAGGCGCAGTTCGCGGGCGACGACGGTGTCTCTGGAGACATCGAAGTTGCGATGCTGGAAGCCGCCGCCAACAAGATGGGCTTCATTCTGAAGGCACTCAGGGTGGCTAAAGGGCAGGCTGGTGTGGAATTTCTTGGACGTAAATTCATGTCCACCGTCTGGTGGGGGGATCCCAATTCTATGTGTGACCTTCCCAGGCAATTGTCGAAGTTCCACACTACTGTGACGCTACAAGGCGTTACAGAAGTGGAGAAACTGCTGGAGAAGTGCCGGTCCTATGCACTAACCGATGGCAACACACCCGTCATTGGGCCTTTCTGCAAGGCCGTATTGGCGGCACATGGTGCCGAGGTTGAAATGACCGAGGCAACTAGGTCCATGCGGAGATGGGGTTCCGACATCCCACTGGAAGTGCAGTATCCCAACGAATTCTGTGATGAATTCAACCACATCGCAGAGACTTCCCTGGCTCCGTATTGCTTCGACTTTGCCGCTTTCCAAAAGTGGCTCGACCAACCGAAGCAGCTGGCCGACTACCTCAGACCCCCCACGCTCAGTGAAACCAAGGCTCAGACATACACTGGACGCGTGGTGGTCGGACCCACAGGCGCCGAGGAAGTACTCGGACCTGAAGTGGCACCTAAGGAGCATGACCTGGACGAGAGCAAAAGCGATGAAGAGGAGAACTCTGAGCTAAGCCCCCGTCCTGGGAGAGTTCCTGCCAAGGCAGCTACCGAACAGGCTGCCCAGTACTTTGCTGACCAAGACTTCCTGGCGACTGCCGCTGCCGAGTCAAGTTTTGGCAAAGGAAAATCCAAAGATCTGTCTGAACCTACTTCAACCAACAGCAACCCACCAACTACGGCAACTCCCAAACCTAAGAAGAAGGCGCCTAAACAGAAGAGCGACACTTCAAAGGGAAAGGACGATACCGTGAACAGTGGGGAACCACGGCCCAAAGATGATGGGCCCAAAAAGAAGAAGGCGTCAAAGAGAAAGGACGCCTCTCCAAGGGGTGAGGATGCCACTAAGAATGGTGGACAACCACAGCCCAAGGATGCACCTGGTCCTCAAGCTAAGGACCGGAAGGGTAAGAAGAAGGACACCACCTCGGCTAAAACTAGTGGTGACTCAGGCTCCCAGCCAGAGACCAAGTCCAAACCGCGCAGGAACCGCACACGGAACCCGAAGCGGAAGGGCGAAGTCAACGCTGGGAAGTAGTTGAATATAACACCGGGACTTTGGC